TTAATACTGTGTCTTTCTCAATGAAACGATTTGCTCTTGTTTTTTTACCGCATATTCAATATCCTTTTTGGTGTATATTTTTCTTCCATCAAGAATACACATTTTCATTATGATTTGACAAACTTTTTCAACATCTGAATGAGAAAAAGCACCCAAATTGTTTACATATTGTTCAAAGACATGTTCTGGTCCTTTAAAACGCTTAAGATTTAAAGAAAACAATTTAATTTTTTCTTCATTTGATGGCATATCAAACTGAATTGTTTCATCAAACCTTCTCCATATCGCATAATCTAATGATTGTTCAAAATTAGTTGCAGCGATAATTAATGAACGGCCTTTATAATTATCTATTTGTTGTAAAAAAGCATTAACTACCCGTTTTATTTCGCCATGTTCTGCTGCATCATTACGACTATGACCTATAGCATCAAATTCATCAAAAAAGATAACCCAGCTATCATTTTTGGCGTAATCAAATACTTTTCTAATATTCCCGGCTGTTTCACCAAGATATGAAGAAATAAGCGCATCAAATCTCACATACAGCATAGGGATTCCAATTTCTCCAGCTATAGCATGGGCTGCTAAAGTTTTTCCACATCCTGGAGGACCATAAAAAAGAACTCTTCTTGTTGGAAATACTCCATTACTCATTAGAACATCCCAATTATTAAATTCTTTTATAATTTGATCTAACTGCATTGTTTTTTCATCAGTTATTATCAAATCAGAAAAATACTTTTCCGGATAAATAACTTCAACCAGCGGTATTTCTTTATCATTGTCCTTCGGTGTATTAGATGAAAAAGAAGACATTGAACGCTTAGGTTGATAATTTCCGTTAAGAATCATTCTTAAATCATCAGCTAAGATACCATGATTCTTTTTTCTCTCATCCTCAATAATTTCCGAAGCAACTTTATAAAAAGAGTCTTTATCCTCTTGCTTAAAGCTACTAAATAATTTCTTTAACAAATCGGCTCTAGCCATGATATTACTCCTTTCAAGTTTGCATTTGTTTTTTATATGATTGCACTACTAGAGCTTCTCTAGTTCAGAAATTAAATTTATATCTACATTTTGGTTTTTGCAGAATTCGAGTAACCTTACCTTTGCTAATTTACTAGGAACTGTATGACCGTTTTCCCACCTATTAATAGTAGAAAAACTTATATCTAATTCACGGGCAAATTGTTCTTGTGTCATTTTTAGCTGACTTCGTATCTTTTTAATTATCATACCAAATCCCATTTCAAGCACACCTCCACGCTTCAGATTATAGCAAATGCTATAGCATGTTTCAATATTTCTCAACACAATCTGAGTTTAAAAGTAAGTAAAGCTGACCTCTCTTTTCACTACCTCCCCGCGTCCACCTTCGCCCCAGATTTGAACTCCACCTCAAATCTTTCATCGTAAACCGTGACCTTTTCAATCAACCGCCGCACCAGCAGTTCATCATACTCCGTGACCTCGGTAGACTGCTGTTCCAGAAACTCCCGCATCTCCCTGATCCGTTGTTTCAGTCCTTCCCGCTCGGCGCTTTCCACCAGAGCGTTCTGCTTCAATTCCCGCAGCCTGTCAATCTCATCCGCAACGCTGTTATAATCCTTTTTCGAATTCGCCAGTTTCAGAAGTTCCTTCTGCAGGTCCAGCAGCTTGGTCTCAATCCCTTCCGATGAGGTTTCATCCTCCTGTCGGATCACTGCCTCCACGTTCTCCCGGAGAGTGGCCATCATGCTTTCTCTGTTACCCAGCGCAAGGTTGATCGCCTGCACCACCGCCGCCTGCAGATCCGCCTCTTGAATGGTTGGTGCATCACAGGCGGTTGGTCCATGTTCCACACGGGTACAGCACCGCCACACTGTGGAATGTTTTCCACGGTTATTCCATGCAATCCTCCGGTAAATTTCACCGCACTTGGAACAGTAAACAATGCTGGATAAGGCATACTTGCTGCTGTAAATCCTCTTTTTCCGGTTGGCTCCGCTATGGAGGTTCGCCCGCCGGATCATTTCCTCCTGCACCTGCATATAAAGGTCACGTGGAATGATGGGCTCATGGCTGTTTTCCACATAATACTGTGGGACAATCCCCTTGTTCTGCACCCTCTTTTTATTGAGGAAGTCAACAGTATAGGTCTTCTGCAAAAGGGCGTCTCCGATGTACTTTTCATTCTGCAGGATCTTCTTCAGTGTTTCCGGACGCCACTTCTTTTTCCCAGCCCCAGTAAGAATCCCGTCTGCTTCCAGGCCACGCCCGATCTGGAGCAGGCTTGCCCCTTCCAGGTACTCCCGGTAAATCCGCTTTACCACTTCCGCCTCTACAGGCTCTATGATCAGATTTCCTTCCTCATCCTTTGTGTAACCCAGAAAACGGCTGTGGTTGACCCGGACCTCTCCGTTCTGGAAGCGGTACTGCAATCCGAGTTTGATGTTCTGGCTCAAAGACTGGCTTTCCTGCTGTGCCAGGCTCGCCATAATGGTGAGCAGCACCTCACCTTTGGAATCCATGGTATTGATGTTCTCTTTTTCAAAGAAAACCGGGATGTTCTTCTCCTTCAGTTCCCGAATATATTTCAGGCAATCCAGCGTGTTTCTGGCAAACCGGCTGATGGACTTGGTAATGATCATGTCAATGTTCCCGTCCATGCAGTCCTGGATCATGCGGTTAAATTCCTCCCGCTTTTTCGTATTCGTTCCGGTGATCCCGTCATCGGCATAAATCCCTGCCAGCTCCCATTCTGGATTCTTCTGGATAAACTGCGTATAATGTGCCACCTGCACCTCATAGCTGGATGCCTGCTCTTCACTGTCCGTGGAGACCCGGCAATAAGCAGCGACTCTCAGCTTTGGCCGTTGCCCAACTGCAGCGGTATTTCCTACCCGCTTTCTGGCCGGGATCACAGTAATATTCCTACTCAGTTCCATCCATATCCACCTCGCTCTCAATCAAACTGTATGCATATGCCGCCTGTTCAAAGGGATCGTCAGAAACCTTTTTCACTGCAGGCATGGTAAAATTGGTAGGGAAGAGGATGTCCTTCTTTCCTTCCAGTTCCCATATCCGCCCCAATGCCTTTGCCCGGTCCATGCGTATTTCTTCTGCCTTATCGAAGGTTTCTTTGTCGATAATGGCAGGATAGTAATCATCTCCAAGATACTTCTTATTCCGGAGCATCCTGCCAGCACTTCCGTGGTACAGCTTTAATCCGACTTTCTCGGCGGCGGGCATAAGCGCCATGCCGGAAATATAGTTCTGAAAAAAATCCCGCACCGTGGCGGCCTGTTCTTCATCGATGACCGCCCGGCCATTTTCAATCCGGTATCCATACGGAATGTGTCTCATGGTTCCACCAGCCTTTCTTTCAAGGACAGTCCGCATTTCCATTCAAAAACCACTTCTTTTCTGGACAGTACGGTGATCCGCTCCACGAAGGAAAGGAAAATTTCATCATCGAATTCCGTCATCATGGTTCCTTTGGATGTAAACCGGAGCAACCGCTGCAATTCCTCTATTTTGACCATATCTCCATTGACAGAGCGCATCAGCCCATCCTTTTCCTGCCGCAGGGCTTCCGCTTCCGCTACAAGTTCATTACTTTCCTTATTAAAAAGAGCAGGCTCCAGATAGCCGCTTGCCATCAGGTTCGTCAGAACCTGTTTCTGCTCCCTGTTTTTCTCGATTGCCGTTTCCAGTTCTTCAATCTTTAGCAGCCGGGATTGATCATTCAGTCCCCGCAGGCTTTGCAAAAGAGGACGCAGCACCATCTGATGTCCAAAGACCAGCTTGTTCATCATGGTAACAAACGCCAGTTTCAAAGTATCATCCGTGATGTATTTCTGCGAACAACTTTCCTTATCTTTCAGATGATTGGCACAAGCCCAGGCCACATACTGGCCGCTGGGTTTATAATGCATCCGTCTCTTATATTTGCCGCCGCATTCTCCACAACAGATCCGGCCAGAAAAGCCGTACCGGTTCTGGTATCTCCCAGTGTCATGGCCATTTCCTTTTTCACGCCCCCGCTGTTTCAAAACCGCATTGGCCAGTTCAAACTCTTCCTTTCTGATGATTGCTTCATGGTGGTCCTGCATCAGGTACTGGTCAAGTTCTCCCCGGTTCTGATGGCGGTTAAAGCTGCTGTCCGTATAGGTCTTCTGGAACAGGACGTCACCCGTATATTTTTCATTCCCGATGATGGCGTTGACGGTACCCGGCGTCCAATGTCCGCCCTTCTTGGTAGCAACGCCCCGCTCATTCAGTTCCTCCGCAATCTCGTGGGTACTTTTCCCCGCAAGCGTGTCCGCAAAGATCTGTTTCACGATCTCCGCTTGCCCCGGTACGATCACCATCTCCCCGTCCACATTGTCATAACCATATGGGGGATAGGAAATGATGAAGGTTCCATTCTGAAAGCGCCGCTTGATACCCCACTTCTCATTTTCAGAAATGGACACCGACTCGCTTTCTGCCAGACTGCTTAAAATGGAAAGCATTAATTCACTCTCCATGGAGCCCGTGTTTAGATTTTCTTTTTCAAAATAGATGTAGATCTTTAAGTCCAGCAACTTCCGCACCAGTTCCAGACAGTCCGTGGTATTTCTGGCAAAACGGCTGATGGATTTGGTAATGACGAAGTCAATCGTTCCTCTCTCGCAGGCGGCAACCATCGCCAGCAACCCATCCCGCTTTTCTTTTTTCGTACCGGAAATGCCTTCGTCATAGTAAAGTCCGGCAAACTCCCACTCATCATTGGATTTGATGTAACTCTCATAGTGAGCCTTCTGCGCTGCCAGACTAACAAGCTGTTCATCTCTGGCTGTAGATACCCGGCAGTAGGCCGCCACTCTAAGTTTTCTCTTTTCGAGGGGCATATTTTCTTCAATTTTTGTGATCCGTTTCATCCTCTCACCTCTCTTTCGGTACGGACATATTCGCTCTGACACCTGCAAATAGCAAGTCATTTAGGGCATAATCCGAGCCAGATAGGGAGAGAATGATTGGCGGTTTTTCGCCGTAATTTTGTCTAATTCACCCTCAGAAATCAGCTCCGCCTCCCGCAGCTTTTCCAGCAGTTTTTGCGCCATGTAATAGTCAAATTCCCTTTGCAGCTCCTCATCTGTGAATAGTTTCCTCTCTGCTGTCTGATTCTGAAAACCAGCCGTCACCTTCGTTACCTGCATGGTATTCCTCCTATCCGAAGGATGCCTCCTTCAAAATACGGAGATTTCTACAGCGTTTTGAGGGGGTATTACAGACAAAAAAATAAAGCCCGCAGGCCATGCATCTATCGCACAGCCCACGGGCCTCCTGTTCTTTCCGTTTTATTTAAAGCCGTTTACAGTAATCCAGGGAAATCCAACCAGCGCCGCTCTTGAGTTTTCCCCAGCCATTAGTCGATCCGGTGCCGGATTTCACCTCGGTAATCGTGAACACACCCTTACCCGTAAATTTGCCTGTCTTACCATAGTTGGTTCCGGGGCCTTTCCGGATATTCAGATCTGTAATAGTCACCTGCACCCTGAAAGAGCCACCGGAACTACCAGAACCAGCCTGCTTTCCGGTATAAACCACCTTGCCACTCTCGTCAAATACAGAATAGCCAGCATTGGAGTCGGCGCATTTCTTTGCGTTATCCAGATTGTTGAAAGCCCCCTTCTGGCTCTTGGCATCCGGCCAGCTTTTGCGGACACGGTATAAAGCAGAAGTTGCTGATCCAGATGAAAAACCTCCCAGTGCTGCCGTTACCTTGGAGGCCAGATCCCCAAGCCGGGAATACAGCCAGTCCCCCGGACAGGATTTGTTGGCAAACCAGCGATGGACGGTGAGTACCATCTCATCAGACTTCGGCGAGTAATTCAGCGTCTTATTCTTATCCCCCAGCCAGAGAAGTTTCTTCTTCCCATTCCGTTTGCAGATATCCGTACACAGTTTCACGAGGGAATTGTAAACAGCGGTGGTCATTGCGTAGGGATGATTCAAATCGCTGGCGCACTCGATGGTGACAGCCCTCTGGTCGTTGGCGCTGCTGGAAGAACACCAGGAGCGGTTCTTCTCCTCCACGCAAAGTGCGATCTTTCCGTCTTTCCCGATGCCATAGTTACAGCTGGCCTCTCTGGACGGGCTGGTAAAGCATCCGCAGATGCTCTCCGCCGTCAGCTGGCCAACCACACAGTGTGGCGTGATCCGGTCAATGGAATGCGTCCTCTGCCCGGAGTGGTTGGGGCTGAGTTTTGTGTAAGATACAAGGGAACTGTTTGTGTAAGCCATTATTCATTACCTTCCTTTCCGTTTTCTGCTCTGTCATGGAGCTGCTCTAATACCGTTTTGATCTTTTCCGGGATCGGCAGTCCCAGATGTCCTGCATTCTCCAGCAGGCTCACGCCTTCATTGGAGATGTAGAAAAAGATCACCGCTGTCCGTAAGACCGCCCCGGTTCCGATTACCTGCACATCGATGATATTTGCAATTCCGACAAGCAGGAAGATCAGCACTTTGCGGAAGATCCCTTTGAAGCCGACTGCGCTGGATAACTCCCGGTTGATGATGGCGCACATCACACCCGTGACGTAGTCGATCACCACGAAGGCGATCAGGGCATAAAGCAAGCCATCACAGCCGCCAAGGAAATACCCCAGCCAGCCGCCCACAGCGGAAAAAATGAGTTGGATGGTGTTCCAGAATTCTTTCATGGTGCGTTCCTCCTTTGAAATTTTGGTATGAAAAAAGCGGCTACCCCGAAGAGTAGTCGCTGATTTCCAGAAAATATAAAGTTATGCTGTCCGCTTCCACATATAGCAGACGATATAGGGCTGCAGGTTGGTGTGAGAGCCACCACCTCCCGTATTTGCGTTCTTTCCTTTTGGAGTCAGTGAGTGAGTATGCGCCCCAGCACTGCTGGTCGGGGAGGTAGCCTGCGCCCCAGAAGTTCCTGCACTATGCACTGTATAGCGGCTGCTGCCTGCACCTCCATCCGTATCACGGCCAATATTGTGCGTATGACCGCCTGCACTGTTGGTCGTGGTAGAACTTCCGGTAAACGTATGTGTATGGCTTGGCATCTGGCTGGCAGTCAGTGTGACGGCCGATGCTCCGCCTGTTTTCTCCACCGTATTAAAGTTGCTATCCGATGTGTTAATTCCTACCGGCACCCTGCCGCTGCCCCACGCCACCCAAGTGCCTCCAAAATAAGTAGCGGGATTGGTAGAAGTGACACTCATATAGATACTGCCTACCGGATACATCGTTTTGGCAAATTGTTGGATGTATTCTTTCAGGAGCATCCCATAGACTTTCACATCCCAGTTCTCGGCCACCTCAAAGGTGTTATCGGTTTCTGAAACTTTTCCAATCGCCACACCTTTGCCGCCATTTTTAAAGTCCATGACCACGGCAGCCGTGGAGACGATCTCCTGTACGGAAATGGTGGAAAACGCATCCTCCAGCGTGTACCGCACATCATAGGAGGTCTCCGTAGAAATCTGCCCCCGGCCATAGGTAAAAGCTGTATTGGAGGTAAAGGTCACCCCGGCGTCCGTCCACTGCTCCGCAGCCACCTGCTTGTACTGGACAGAAGTTTTGAGAGTATTCTTCCCGCCACAAGTGGAATAGCCAAAGGACACCAGCGCGTGGATGTATGTCCCGTCATCATCCAGCGCCCCGTTGCTTAAGCACCGCTGGGACAGGGAGGAATTGAAATATGGCGGGGAATAGGCGGTCACCGTGATCGAAACGGAAGCCTCCGCCGATACCCGGCCTCTGGAATCCGTTACGGTGGCCTTAAAGGTAATCGTCCCAGAATTATTGAGGAAACCTGTCGTCAGCGTGGACGCGGAACCACTGTACCCGCCGCCCGTAATGGAGTAGGACTTGATGGTGGAGCCATAACTTCCAGCCGCCCCGTTGATCGTCAGCTTTACCTTGGACTTTGTCTGCACATAAATTCCCCACGTACTTGGCACTTCTCCATCAATCCGGGAAGCAGTCAGGCTGGAAATAGTCGGTTTCACACTGGCAGGAATACTTAAAGTCAGCGTACAGGTTTTGGAACCAATATTCGTATTTCCGTTATAGGTCGTACAAGTGATTGTGCAGGTACCGCTGATCGCATTTGGGATCTGACTGGCCAGCGAAAGAGCTGGCGTCCATGATACAGAAGATGCCGTTGTCTTGGTTGCAATTGTCCCGTTGGTATTTCCAAAGGAATACGTCAGCGTATGCGTAAAAGCGGAAGAAGCACGGTTGATCGAAATCGTACCGGCAGACCCCATCGTCATATTTGCAGCAGATACGCTGGAGGCACGGGGGATGCTATCCAGCGTAATGTTGGCGCTGGCTGTGATTGTTCCATAGTACGTCCCACTTAAGGTTGCCCGGATCTGGAACACTGCTGAAATCGCTAAGGACTTACTGCCATCGCTGGCATGATTGACCGTCCTTGATACCGTTCCCAGCAAATGTGTTCCCGTGGTACTAATCGCTGGGGAGGAAAAAGTCTGAGCCGATCCGTCAATGGTGCAGGTATTGTCGCTTCGCCCACTGATATTCAGACTCCAGTCATTCACCAGATACAGCTTACAGGTAACCGTAGACGTATTGGCAGAGACATTCTTGCTCTGCGACCAGTCCACCCGCAGCTTATAATGGCCGTCCCGGATGGAACCGGAAAAACTGCCGCTGGATGCCATCGTTCTCACCCCTTCCGTTTCTCAGCATCTTAGACGGGACCTCTCCATTTGATTGAAAGGTTCCCATTGGTTCTCGGTATAAAATCAAACCACCCCCGGCTTTCATTGCCGAGGGATAGCTTGTTGCGGATCTCCGCATTGGTAATCACAAGGCTCTGGTTGGAGATATAGGCAATCTTCTGCCCATTCTCTTTAAAGGCCAGTTCCTCGTTGGATAGTTCTGCTGTGAAGGCGTTCCCGACTTTTCCCAGTTCAATCAAAGCACCTTTAAACCGGATATATTCCTCCAAAAGCAACTGGTTCGTAGAGACATTTTCCTTGATTTCGTCCGTAATCGTAGTGAAATCCATCCGGATTTCTGTGCTGCTCTGAGTAATGCTGGTTTCAAAATCCTTCTGGATCGTCTCCATTTCTGAGCGGGAAATGAATTCCTCCCGGACGGACATATTGATCTGTTCCGAGGTTTTCGTGATCTCGGAGTAGCATTCCCGGATGTTTTCCTCCAAGGAGGCAAGGTCATCCTCATAACCGGAGAAATTCTGGAAGGTTGCCTGACAGCTGGTGATAAGCGCCATGCGATCACCTCCGGTCAGTTGGATACATCACACTGCAGCGTCAGGATACTGTCAATATCCGCTGCGGAAAGGTAAATCACCTTCCCGGCCTTATCAAATTCTGCCGCATGACCATCCTTGTCCTGCGCATACCATGTGTAGGTCAGCGACTGTTTCTCTGTGGCAGCCGCCCAAGCCGAGCCGGAATACTTCATCAGAGTAACCGTCTGCGCAGAATGATCCACCTGATACCAGAAGTCACCTTCCTCTGGATTGGACGGAGCCGTCTCCGAGATACTGCCAAGCAGCGGATCGACTTCTTTCTGGTTGGTACGGACGATCACATAAGGCACCACACCGCCGAGATTATTCTTGACCGTAAAGCCACCGATGGAAAGCATCTCCGATACATAAGGGTCGGATTTATCTTCCACCGTGATCACATCCTCATAGGTATTGCCCTTATAGGTCATCGTACAGCGGTAGGACTGGATGTTCACGATATCCGCCCCTGATACCGACAGGGTGGAGGACGTTTCTCCTGTGATATTCTCCCACTCACCACCTGTGTATTTCGCCCACTGATAGGTAGCTCCTGTCGTAATCTCAGAAGCGCCGTCATAACCAACCGCTGCCAACGCAAGGCTACCGGACTGGTTAATGACAACAGTACCTTCCGGTGCATACACAGAGAATACGATTGCATTGGCACCGCTGGCTCCGTTGCTGCCCTTGTTGGATTTTGTCCATGCAAACTTCTTTACCACGGAGGCTCCTGAAATCGTAAAGGTCAGGTCAATCGTGCCATTTAAGACCGTTGCCCCGCCAAGAGTCGCATTAGCGGCAAAGGTCAGTACCACTGATCCGGCTCTGGAAGCGGTCGCTGCTGTATTGCTCTTCACTGTCACGCCAGAAGGCAAAGTTCCCACCGTACAGATGCAGGCGACCTGCGAAATTCCCACATACCCCGTAAATGGGATTGTGATATCCGTAGCTGCCGCTACCAGCCCTCCGGAAGTACAAGCGATATTCTGCGCCTCATTCCCAAGGATGACAGAAAGGCCGCCCGTTCCGGCTGCCCCCGGTTCACCTTGAGAGCCGTCATAGATCTTCGTGAGGGAAGTCGTATCATAAACATCCGGGTCATCGGTCGCCAGCTTGATCTGAGCCACCCCATTAAAAAAGACAGCATGATCTGGTTTCACTACCAAAGTGCCGCCGGAGATGCTGGCATTGTCCGATGTGGTGGGATAATCCTTCCATTCCCCGGTGCTGTCTTTATACTGCCATGCCGTGATCGTCACTCCCTGCACCTGTGCCGTCAGGGTAGCCTGCTTGGCCCCGACCAGAGAAGAATTGGCGTCATACTTAAATACATAAGTATCTGCAGCAAGATAGGCCAGCTTTGCGTTCTGTGCATTACGGATCAGCGTATAGGTGATGTCGGCGGAGATATTGACGGTGTTCTTTGTCTCTGAGTCGTAATAGCTGATATAGCAAAGGTAGGTAAGCATACCAGATGTAGCCGCTGACAGTTTATTGGCATTGACCGTCAGGACGCCTTTGGAAACGCTCTCCCCGGAGGTCAGCGCCGCCTCCGCTCCGTTTCCCTCTTTCCGTTTCCACGAGATTGTAAGCCCCGATGCATCCAGCGCCAGATTGGTCTGATCAAGAAATACCACCGGGGTAAGGGTCAGGGGTGTGCTGGCCCAGTCCGGCGCATAGGTATGGGGCAACACGTTCGGATTTTCAATCTGCGACTTGGGCAGATTGGAGGTAATATAGGCCGACAGTTTCCTCTGGTCTGTGATATCCACAAAGGTCTGCTGGCTGGAAGTCAAAATTGCCATATTCGTCTCCTCCTGTTTAAATCGTGATTTCACAATAAAATGATGCGTTGTCAGTCACATCTTCCGTGGTGACTGTGATGGATTTCATGCCCGTATGGGAACTGTCCCAGTCGGCATCGAGGTCCTCCCGACCGGAATTCCGGTGCCAGACAAAGCTGCTGGCCGGAAGGGTATCCGTGATCTCCTTGTCCCACGAATACACCCGGCAGCGAAGGATGCTTTTCTGCCCCTTATCCCGGAAGATGTTCACCCCATCCACCACCAGCTCTGTCCGGTACATCTTCTGGGCATTGATCTGATCGACTTTTCCCGTAATCACCTCGATCTTGGAGGTCTGCCCTAACAGTTCATCTTCAATAGAAGTGATATTCTGGTCTTGCTTCGCAGACTCCGAAGTCAGACGGACACCTGCAGCCCCTATCGTGATGGTGTTGCCGGAGGGATTCAGATAATCCCTTGTACGGCTAAGACACAGATATGTCCCGTCAATCCCGTGCGGTTTGGAAATGCAGTGCACATACATCCTTGCCCGGATATCCCCGATATCTGCACCCGTATCGGACTCATCCACGATGGTCAGTTCCATGCTGGTGACACCTTTCACAAGTTCCGAGAGTCTGGCATTTGCTTTCCGCAGCAGGTTCCCTGCCAGCGTCACATCCTCCCAGATCTCGGTCGTCCAGATCCATCCGATTTCTTCGACCGCTTCCTCATCGTACACATAGTTCTTGCCATCGTTCACCGCCGTAATATCCAGCCGGGTGTCCGTCTCGGTTTCGTTGCCATCCTCTTCGGTCTCCGTAATTTTCGCTCCCAGCGGAATCAGAGCCGTCACCCGCTCCGTGTGGTCACGGGTAATCTTCACATCCGTCAGGTTCTTACCAAACTCCACGGTCTGCAGCGACCGGTCGGGAAAGTCCTCCAGATAATCCAGAAATTTTCCCATATCGGTATAACGCACCTGCAGATACCCGCCATGCGTTTTGATCAGCTTGTCCTGCATGGCATCCATCGTCACGGAGTAGTCGGAATTGCTGTAGCTGATATAATCGTTGTTATCTGTAACCGTCACTGTACCGAGAGTGAACTGCTTCTTTTCCTCCACTGCTGCATTATGCACGGAGAGGAACTGCTCCAGCAGTCCACGGAGTGGCCCCTGATAGGAAAATGGAGGCTGCATGGTGTCCTTCAGATACGCAAGGCAGGACTCGCATGTCCATGTGTGCGTATTATAAAAATCTGTCCCATCATCCAAGGCCCGCCCCTCAAATACCGTAAGAGCATCCTTCTTGCAGACAATGGTCGAAGACATCGGCTGGATCGCAGAGAGATAGGGATGGTTGAACGGGGCAGAGAGGGTCAGGCTGTCAATATTCTCCGCATCCTCCTGCACTTTTGCCTCCGTGATGGAAAGCTGGGACAGATGGGGATGGTAAAACAGCTGCCCATCCACAAACACTCGAAACAAACTCATAGGCGTCCCTCCCGGTACCGGAAGGTGGTCGTGCCTTCTCCCGTAATGCTGACCGAATTTTGCCCTTCCTGCAGTTCCAGTTCCGGGAATGTCCACGTCCCGGCGCTGACGGATTTGCGGAATACATCTTCACCGATACTCCAACTGAGCGCCGTCTCCGCTGTCGTGACTACCGTGGGTACGACAGGCATATAGTCATTGTTTAGGATCGCCGTGCCGCCACCAGTGATAGTGACCACTGTTTCTTCCGTGTGATAACGGTAAGAGTCTCCATCCGAGCAGGACAGCACCATCTGGCCTTTCCCGGTAAGGGGATCATATGCCGGTTCCAGTTCCAAGGTACCCAAAGCATACAGATCCAGCTCCTCGCTTAAGATCACCTGACACAGCTGTCCGGCGTAGAGATTGGCAAGGATATCCTTCATTTGATTAAATTTCTCCCGGCTCCCCAACATGGACAAGGTAATAGAAAAGCTCCGGGGCTGGTAGGATACCCGCCCAAGAGCCTCCGTAAAACGGATCGGAGCATTGCGCCCCGGTACCACAACCGTATTGGTCTGCGACTGCGGCATGGGAAAGTCAATCTCCTCCCGGATCCAGCCCATCGCAAACATCCACAAATCATTGATTTTCACGTCTGCCCTCATAGGCTCAGCCTCCTTTGCAGTTTCTGTGTTTTCCCAAGACCGCTGTCAATGGCAGGGAGCAAGTGTCCTACCAGCGTCCCGTCATCCAGATACAGTCCCTTGCAGCTATTTTCCGCAATGATCGCCAGATACTTCTCCATTGCGCTGGTATTCATTCTGCTGGACAAAATATTTTCCAGCTGATTATAAAATCCCTTCAGCGGAAGCACCGCCTCCCGGCCAGCCTCACCGCCCGCCATCATGCTGCTGCCGTTCATGCCAAAGATGGTCGGTTTCGTTAGGATACCGCCTTCCTTATACCAGTCAATCGACAGGTGAGGAACGCTCGGCGGGGCAAGGGAGAGCTTACCCGTAATCTTGAAATGGGGCAGCTTGATCTTCGGCAGTTCCAGCTTCATGCCGGAGAAGAAGCCGCTGATCTTGTCCACAATCCCTTTGATCGTATTCTTTGCCGCTTCAATCGGCTTCGTGATGGCGGTCTTAATTCCATTCCACACTGTGGTTGCAGTACTCTTGATTCCGTTGAATACGGAAGACACCGTACTCTTTACCGCATTGAATACGGAAGAAACCTTGCTCTTGATCCCGTCCACTACCGTGGAAATGACAGATTTAATGCCATTCCACACCGTAGAAGCCACCGACTTGATGGCATTAAAGACAGAGGTCACCGTATTTTTGATGGCATTGACCACCGCCGACACCTTGCTGCTGATGGCGTTCCAGATGGAACTGATCACGTTCTGGATAGCTCCCATAATGCTGGAGATCACACCGGAAATCGCAGACAGCACGGAACTGACGGTATTTTTAATTCCGTTCCAGACGGAAGTAACGATATCTTTGCAGTTCTCCCAGATAAACCGGAAAGGCAGCGTGATGATGTCCACGGCTCCTTGAATGATAGAGCCAATCAGCATCACTGCTGTCTGCACTACGTTACAGATGCCATTCCAAACATTCTGCAGGTGGGTCCAGAGGTTTGAAAACCACGTTTTCACACTTTCGATCATGGTGCCAATCCCGGTACAGATGGTATTCCACAAGTTTCCAAACCACTCCGTGATGGCACCCCAGTTCTGGATGATGGCGATAATCCCGGCAATAGCCGCCGCTACCGCCGCGATCACAGCAATGATCGGTAGGAGGGAGATATTCAACGCGCCTACGGAAACCGCCAAAGCCGCAATGACCGGAGTCAGTGCCGTGAAAGCTGCAAGCAGAACGCCAAGGATGATGATAAAGTTCTGCACCGGCCCCGGCAGCTGCTGGAACCAGTTGCTTACCGTCTGGATTACCGCAACCAGCGGAGGAAGGATTGTATTGGCGATCTCAGCCAGCTTCTCTCCCAGAGGAACAAGGGATTGCTGCAGCTTCCGGGTGTTGGATTCCATCTCCTGCATAGGCGTGGTCGTTGCATCGAACAGCCCCTGTGCAGAACCTTTCACACTGTCATAAGTACTTCCCACCGAAGTCAGGGAAGTGATGAATTTCAGGTTCCCATCCTCGGCCATCGTTCCAAAAGCAAGAGCTGCAAGGTTTAAGGCTTCCTGCTGGTTTGTACATCCGGCAATATCCGCCACGATGGAGTCAATCACCTGTTTCTGTGTAGCGCCGCCATTCTGCCAAGAGGTAAACAATTCCTGTGTCTTCGTGGAGAACATCCCGATGGACTCTCCAATAGTGCCATCCACCAGACGGGTGGTGACCTCATTGATGGCATCGTTGACCTTGTCCAGGTTGTAAGCGCCGTTCTTCAGTCCGTTATCCAGAAGCTGGAAATATTCAGAAGCAGAATATCCCGCCTGCGCAAATTTACCAGCATACTCAGAAAGATTATCGCCCAGCTCATTGGTCTTATCCAGCCCGTTCTGGGTACCCACCACGATGTAGTCCATCGCCTCCTGGGCAGTCAGGCCATACTGCTGCATAAGGGAATTGACGCCCCGGAGGGTTTCATTCATGTCAATGCCGTACAGTTCCTCCAGCGTAATCGCCTGCTGAGTAAGGTTGGTCAGATCGGTCTCGCTCAAATCCCCAAGGTTCTTCTTTACCATCAGAACCGCATTTGCCACGGCATCCATGCTTTCCCCGACCCCGGAGGAGTACACGTTTTTAATCACATTAGCGGACTGTTCCGCTGCCTGTCCCGTCTCTCCAAAGTAAGCGTTCACCTTGGTCACGGCGTTCTCGGTATCGGTATAGGCATCCAGCGCCTTATCCCCGATCTCCTGGATCTTATCGCCCACAGCAGACAGCTGATCTGCCGCCTGCATCAGCGCAGCGCCTTTCGTGTTCTCCGCAATCTGGCCCACATCATCCGCTGTATTTTCCGCAGCGTCCCCAGCCTCGTTCAGCTGCTGGATCAGGTTTTGGATCGCCTGCCCGTCATCCACGGTATCCAGAGCGTCTGTCAACTGGCGGATATCGGCTTTGCCGCCTGTGGCAGACTTCCCGATCTTCTCAAGGGCCGTCCGCAGCTGGTCGGAATTGGCCGTCCCGTTTTTTATGGCAGAAGTCAGCCGGGTGCCAAGGACATCTGCATAATCATCCACCTCTGTCCCCGTAGCGGCAAACAGCTTTTCCAGCCGTGCGGTATTCTGGGAAAGGGCGTCCTGCTCTGTCTGCAAATCGGAAAGGTCAGCCTTATATTTGTTCAGCTTCCCACGTGTTTCCTCGATTTCCCGCTGGAACGCCTGATATTTATCTACCCCGATATCCCCACGGGCAAAGGCTGCGGTCACCTGTTCCTGTGCAGCTTCCAGAGCCGACAGCTTTTCTTCCGTCTGGCTGACTGCCTGGGCCAGCAGTTCCTGCTTCTGTGCCACCAGCACCGTATTAGAAGGATCGAGTTTTAACAGACGGTTCACATCATTTAAGGCAGACTGTGTTTTCGTGATAGAAGAATTGACGTTCTTTAGTGCTTTATCAAGACCAGTGGTATCGCCGCCGATTTCCACGGTGATACCCTTAATCCGGTTCGCCACAACCCTCACCTCCTTAAAAATGGGAATGAAAAAAGCACGGATGTCCTCCGAGCATGAAAAAAGCACCGATTATTTCTAACCGATACTATCCATATAAATCAATGCATCTTAAAACTTGTCGAAGTCCTCCTGAGTGGCAAGTCTTTTATATTTTACGCCGTCATTGGATTTTTCCGTCCACATATCCAGAACCAGCCCAATCGTGAGCAGATCCAGATCCCGGATGGAAATCCCCAGTTCCACGCTCCGCAGAAGGAACAGCGGCGTGGTCATTTCCCGCTCACTTCTGCCAATCTTTTTTTTGACGTCACATCCGTCACAAGATTCTCACCCCACAGTTCCAAAATCTGTGGCAGCACCTCATAAATGGAGAACATATCAAACTGATCCAGCCAGTCCTCAATCTTTGCCGGAATGCTGTTATCGGCATGATAGGCCATCACATAGGCCACGTTCTCAAAAATCTCCAGATCCTCAATCTGCAATTCCTCACCATTTTCCGTCTTACCCTTATAGGATTTTTCCAGCTTGGACAGATCCTTGAAAATATCCCGTTTGAACTTTGCCCGGTACAGACGGGGGATCGTGGCAGAGGAACGGAAGGGCACCTTTTTCCCGCTGATTTCTATCTCACGCTTAATCATACGCTTTCATCCTCTCCACTTATTTCTTCTGGTTCTTCTTCAGTTGGTGTGTACACTGCTTTATACCAATTTGTATAAGTACCGGAGTCTGTCGTGTCACCAGTACGCGCCTTGACCAGCCCATCGGAACGGGGATCGGCGGTAATGGACAGTGTCTCTGTACCCGGTTCAATCGTATCTTCCTTCGTTTCCGACTCGATAGACGGGCGGGAGGCAGAACAGTTATATAGCACATGGCGGATAGCGTTCACATCCCCGTCAAATTCAAAAAGCAGGGCAAATTTCACACTCTCGCCGACTCCACTGTTTTCGACCAGCACCCCTTTTGCATCCAGCTTCTCCTGAAGGATCTCCGTGCGGAACCACTCCGGGATCAGGGCAATCTCCAAATCGCCGCTGTAACCGTTATTGGTCACACTACGGAAGTAAACAATACCATCCGCATAGAATGGGCTGGTTTCACCCTCTGCATCCAAGCTGATACTCACTGCGCCGGGGATTGCCTTCGGCTCCGCATACGAAAAGGTGGTCGTGCCATCGGAATCCGTCTCGGTCAGCTTTGCAGCGTGGACATTTTTCAAGTTATACTTGACCTTGTTTCCCATAAAAATCAAACCTCCATTTCAAACGAGTAGAGGACTTCATAGAGTTTCTCGCTCTCGATCCAGACCTCTGTTTTGTCATAAAAAATACCGTGCGTATCCAGCACGGCTTCCAGTGTCTGTTCCACGGCCAGATCCTTGCTGTCCGTGTACAGTTCGATATTCACGCTGCTGACCTTCAGGTAAACCTTCCCATCTGCGGAAAAGTTATCGCTCTGGGGCAGAAGGTAGCAGATAAACGGAGGATTGGGGGATTCCCCTTCCGCAAAGTGGTCATAAGCAAACGGAATACCTGTCTCCTCCAAAAGTTTCACCAAATCAACCATTTGTCAGGCTCCTCTCAATCTCACGCTCCAGCTGCTCAATACCGGCTTCTTCCGCAGCGGCGATATGGGGCCTTGCTGCAACCCGGCCTCCGCCGCGCTTCGCATGGCCATGCTCCAGCAGATGAGCAAGCTGATACCGGTTCCGGGAATACACGGTTACCTGCAGGGCATTGGAACTTTCCTTAGTAGTCTTCACAACCCAGCTTTTGGCATAGTCACCGGTGTCCTTCGGTGCGCTGGCCTCGATATCCTTCCGGACGGTTGCCGCCGCTTTCTTTACCGCCGATTTCATATCTTCTGCGGCCAGATCTGCATATTCTTCCAATTCCTCCATCACCGCTGCAGAAAGCTGGCTGATAGAAATTTTCTTTCCCACTCTACCGCCTCACTTTCTCACAGGACAGCTTGATGCTTTTGCGCCTGTAATTCATGTGATCCACAGCGGCGATATTATAAAGTTCCCCATTGAACTCTACACGGAAATGGGTGCTGTCAATTTCAGCCGCCTTTTTACACCAACGGATCGTAAAATCAATATTGGAGTCATCTACCACCATCCCTGCATCCGTCTGTTCTTTCCCAGCCTCGCCGCTGACGGTCGCATAACAGGTATAGAAAGGCTTCCACTCATTCCGGTGGTTTCCGATGGCATCGGTGACCACCGTATTCTTTGAAATGAAAATCCTGACATTCAACAGTTCAATTTTCATCAGAAAGCCTCCTTCCTTGAGCCAAACAGGAGGGAGCGGATTGTCAGAGCCAAATCATGATGGTCCGCTTCCTCCCGGTGTTCATAGAAATATGCGGCTGCATACATGACAGCAATTTTTACGGTCCCATCCTTTTCCAAATCCGTTGTTTCATCAGCCCGGAGGACATCCCGGCAAAGCTGCTCCGCCGATGCTATAAAACCCGTAATCAACTGGTCATCATCTTCATAATCAACCCGAAGATACTGTTTCATCTCTTCCAGCGTTACCACCATCATCCTCACCTCCAACAGGGTGGAAGGGCATGGCCGCTATCCTCACGCCCTTCCATAGTTATCTGTATCCTTAACCCGCAGATCCGGCTTTCTGTACCAGCACCTTAACAGCCTCTGGAAGGATCATCTTGCCGTCCACTCTCTGGGAACCAAGGAAGCCCACCTGACCGTTTGCCGCATACAGTTCGTTCAGGCGTTTAAAGGAACGCCCCTGGCGGTCTGCGATCCAATAATAAGAGAAATCACCAAAAGCGATGGTCTTCGCCCCGGCCGCAATGGCAGGCATATAAGCGGAGGTTTTCACCGGCCGGCCAAGGATCGTATCCGGCGTACCGGCTACCAGGGACGGCTGCCACAGGTACTGGCCGTTGTTATCCTTCAGCTTGCGGATAGCCTTGATGGTGGAGTCGTTCAAAACCCATACCGCATTTTTACGGTACGGGGATTTCAGAGAGTAGAACAGATCCATCAGTTCATCCGCTGTCACCGCAGTAGCGGATGCAGCCGTCACACCAGTTTCCGCACCACCAGAGGCAGCCAGGATTCCCAGAGGCTTTCCGGTACCGTCCCCAGTAAAAAAGGCTTCCTCCTCTTTGGTTCCGATTCTCCTCGCAAACTCCCTGGCAATATAGGACTCCAGGTCAAACACACTGTCATTTAACAGTTCCTCGGAAACCTTAATCATTGTCCCCAGCTTGTAGGCTCCAATGGATACCTGCGCAAAGGAGTCATCGCTTTCCGTGTAGGCTCCTTCCTCATCAATCCAGGAGGCAGTTCCCTTGGATGCCACCACCGGGATCTTCCGATCACCGCTGGAGGTCTGGATCACATTGGCAAGCTGGCGGAAGATGTTTTCTTCTTCCAGCTCCTCTACCAGAGTACGCTCATATTCATCCGGTACCAGATAACCGCCCTCAGAATCTGTTCCGATCTGCAGCGCATTCACCACAGAAGGCATCGGTGCTTTGGAACGCATCATGTTCCAAAAGTTTGTACGGTACTCATCCGCTGCACGGCCGGTCTTAGTCTCCTCCTTGCCGCTCATGGGCTTACCCGTCAGGGGCTTGTTCACCGGGCGGTTCAGTTCCGCCTCCAGCGCCTCCTGACGTTCCAGGCGGGCAATCTCCTTGCCCAGGTCGGTGATCTCCTGCTCCATACGGGTGTAGGCAGCATCATCCTCGGCAGACAGGATGCCTTTATCGTTTCTATGGGAATCCAGAAATGCCTTTGCGGCTTCCCAGGCTTTGGCGCGCTTCTCGCGCAGTTCAAGAATTGTCATTGTGGTATCCTCCTTAATTTTTCAAAAGATTGAGCCGCTCGTAGAGACTGTCTACGGAGCGGCCCTTGGGTTTGGAATCTTCAATTTTCTTAGGTTTGGTCCTGCACTTGGCTGCAATCTTATCCATGAGAGAATTGACCACAGCGGCTTTGGAATACAGCATGGACACCGCAGGCGGCTCCATGTCCTCCGGTACATCGGAGCGTTTGAGAATATCATCAGCAAAGCCAAGCTCCACCGCTTTGTTTGCGTCCATCCAGGTCTCAGCGTCCATCAGATGGGACAGCTTGGCGCGGGACAGCCCGGTCTTGATTTCATATGCGTTGATGATGGAATCCTTCACGCTACCAAGCATCTCGATGGCTTTCTGCATCTCTGCGGTATCACCCATGGCCACGGTCATGGGATTGTGGATCATCATCATGGATACCGGCGATACCAGCACCTTCGTGCCAGCCATCGCAATAACCGAGGCGGCGCTGGCTGCGATACCATCGATTTTCACAGTTACGTTGTGCGGATAATCCATCAGCATGTTATAGATCTGGGCAGCCGCTACGCAGTCGCCACCGGGGCTGTTGATCCAGACCGTGATGTCTCCGCTTCCGCCCATCAGTTCCTCTTTAAAAAGCTGCGGCGTGACATCATCGTCAAACCAGCTTTCCTCGGCGATGGTGCCGTTCAGGAACAGCGTCCGTTCCGCCGGAGCTGTTTCCGCCTGGTTCTTCCACTTCCAGAACTTCTTCATCGGAATCTTCCTCCTTTCCGTCATCGCTAACTTCGGTATTTGCAAAAGCCCCGGCGTTTCCAAGCGGGAGCATATTGCCATTGATAAGGTACAGATCTCCGCCTTCCTCGGCAGGGATGCGGTCCATGTTCTCCAGTTCCCGGATGTCGTTGGCGCTCATCCAGCCGTTCTGCCTTGCGGTGGCGTAGCCGGTCATCCTGCTGGCATAATCGCCCCGGAGCAGCCCCTCCACATTGAACTTGGCAAAATAACTCTTCTTTTCCTCCGGGGAAAGCAGTATCCTCTGAATGGACTGCTCCCATCGCACCAGCCAGGGTTCCAGCGTGTATTTCACGAACTCCAGAGACTGCTGCTCAATATTAGAAAAGCTCGACTTCTCCAGGTCGCCCACCATGTGGGGCGGCACCCGGAAAATTCGAGCAATCTCATTGATTTGAAATTTTCTGGTTTCCAAAAACTGTGCCTGTTCCGGCGAGATGCCAATCGGCGTATATTTCATTCCTTCCTCTAAGACAGCGATCTTATTAGCATTACCGCTGCCTCCAAAGGTGGACTGCCAGCTTTCCCGGACACGCTGCGGGTCTTTGATGGTACCCGGATGCTCCAGGACACCGCCAGGGGCCGCACCGTTTGCAAAGAACTTCGCCCCGTATTCCTCACAGGCAATCGCCATACCGATGGCGTTCTTTGCCATAGCGATAGGGGAATACCCCACCAGTCCGTCAAAGCCAAGCCCTGGGATATGCAGCACATCGGAAGGATTCAGCCGGACAAGACTGCCTTTGACCGTAGGCGCATCATCCATGCTGACGGTGTATTCGTAATAAAGCTGTCCATTGCTGTCACGATTCACCGTCATCCGGTCCGGCATCAGCGGATAGAGGGCAATCACTTCACCTTTTCCGTTGCGGATAATCTGTGCGTAAGCATTGCCCCACAGCAAAAGATGGGTCATGAGCGTCTCCCGGAACACGAAGGAACTCATCTCCGGGTTTGGCTCGTCATGCAGTAAAAGATACAGCGGATGGTCGATGGCTTTCTCCTTGCCGCCGTCCTCCTTATAGCGGTAAAGGTGCAGCGGCAGGCCTGCCACAGCTTCCGATAAGATACGGACGCAGGCATACACCGCCGTCATCTGCATAGCAGAGCGTTCATTAACGCGCTTGCCAGCCGAACTGCCGCCAAAGAAAAAGCTGTAGGCACTGCCTGTAGTGCGGTTCTGGGGCTTATCCCTGGAACGGAAAAGCCCGGAAAAGATACCCATATCAAATCACCGTCCTTTCAGATAAACAAAAGGCCCCGGCTGTCATAAACCGAAGCTCCCGTATCATTCCCACAGCGGATCGCCCGGTCAAGCCCCATAATGGTGGCAATCGCACCGTCAATCTTCTCTGTGGATTTTTCCTTGTCCGCCTTGATGTTGCCGGCCGGGTCGGTACGGATGAAGATGTTGTCCATCATCCACCGCAGCACCGGGTGTCCGCCGTGGGCGATTTTCTCCTCCAGCACCAGCTTCATCAGTTCCTTGGTCGGCGGGGACATATCCTTAAAGCCCTGCCCGAAGGGAACCACCGTAAAGCCCATGCCCTCCAGGTTCTGCACCATCTGTACAGCGCCCCAGCGGTCAAAGGCGATTTCCCGGATATTGAACCGCTCGCCCAACTGTTCGATGAATTTCTCGATGTAGCCGTAATGGACCACATTTCCCTCGGTAGTCATCAGCGTTCCCTGGCGTTCCCACAGGTCATAGGGGACATGGTCGCGCCGGACGCGGAGGTCAAGGGTTTCTTCCGGTATCCAGAAGTATGGCAGGACATAGTATTTATCCTCCTCATCCAGCGGCGGGAACACCAACACAAAAGCCGTGATGTCTGTGGTGGATGAAAGATCCAGCCCGCCGTAGCAGATGCGCCCCTCCAGATCATCCTCGGAAACCGGGAATGCACAGGCGTCCCACTTGTCCATCGGCATCCAGCGGACAGACTGCTTCACCCACTGGTTCAGCCTAAGCTGCCGGAAAGCGTTCTCCTCGCCAGGATTCTGCTGGGCGGATTCACAGGCGGCTTTGACCTTATCAATACCCACCGTAATACCGAGGGAGGGGTTTGCCTTCTTCCAGACCTTGGGGTCCGTCCAGTCCTCATCCTCGGCAGCGCCGTAAATGACAGAATAGAAAGTAGGATCGACCTTCCTGCCTTCCGCGATATCAATGGCTTTCTGGTGTACCTCGTAGCAGATGGAGTTGGTGTCGTTGCCCGCTGTGGTGATCAGGAAATACAGCGGCTGCATCCGGGCATCCCCGGAACCCTGGAGCATGACGTCAAAAAGTTTCCGGTTGGGCTGGGTGTGCAGTTCATCGAAGATCACACCGTGGGTATTGAAGCCGTGCTTATTCGCCACATCCGCTGAAAGCACCTGGTAGGAGGAGTTGGTAGGAAGATAGGTAATCTTCTTCTGGGACTCCAGGATCTTCACCCGCTTGGAAAGAGCCGGGCAGAACCGCACCATATCCACCGCCACATCAAACACAATCTTTGCCTGGTTACGGTCGGCGGCACACCCATACACCTCGGCCCGTTCCTCGCCGTCCCCGCAGAGGAGCAGGAGCGCCACAGCGGCGGCAAGTTCTGACTTTCCCTGTTTCTTGGGAATCTCGATATACGCTGTATTGAACTGGCGGTAGCCGTTGGGCTTTAACACGCCAAACAGGTCACGGATGATCTGCTCCTGCCAGTCGATCAGTTCAAAGGGCCTTCCCGCCCAGGTACCCTTGGTATGGCAGAGGGACTCGATGAACATCACCGCATAATCGGCGGCGTCCTTATCGTAGTGCGAGGTCTTCGCCATAAACCTGGTGGGCTTGTATTTTTTCAGTTTTCGCAT